TGTCTGTGCTACCAGCGATCAAGTTTCTATCTTCAAACCACATATTAACTTTTTCAATTAATTCGTTCATTTCTTTTCCATTAATATTTGTTTTGGTGTTTTACTGCCAGGATGTAGTTTTACCATTCTACAACTGAATAATTTCTTTGCACCTTTACTTGTTATTATAACAGGTTGTCCGTGTTTGTCAATTTCAATTGCTTTTATTTTTGTTGTAACGTTTCGAAATCTACCAACTTCTACTTCGTCACCTACATTTACGGTAAGTTTAAATTGCTTCATGATGCATATATTACATTATTTTCTAAATGCTGTCTATATAATTGTTCAGCGGCTAGGTTTTTACCTTTGGCTTCTGTTTGAATGTCAAAGTCATCACCAAAACTCAATGCCCAATCATTTACCTTTTTGTTTGGTAACAGATCCGAATGTGCTCTAAGTTTTTGTTTTTTGCAACCACGTTCCAATAGCATTTTAATATCATGCATTTCAGTATGAGTCTTATCACCCAATCCTGCCACTGCTAGGTGTTCATCTCTGGAATAGGAATAGTGTAGGGTAGGCCTCACACCACGCCAACTATCTATAACTCTTTTTACTCTATCATCGTTTGATTGAATATATTCTTCGTCACGTATCCAATGATGATGAATATCTAAAACCAATGCTAGATCCTTTTCTAGTTCTAAACTTTTTTCTAACCCGTGGCCCATCTCGTCATTTTCTATTGTAATTAGATTCCTTGCTTCTTGCGATAATCTAGGTAGTGCCTTTTTAATTCCATCTGGACCCTGTCTACCAGAAATATGTACGTTAATTTTGCAACCGTCATGCCATGTTTTGCCGTAACCCATCCAACGTGCCATGTCCACATGATATTCAAATTCTAAAATGCTTCTTTCAACAATGTCTGGAGTAGCACTAGACAACACACAAAACTGACCTGGATGGAAAGAAACTTTTACATCTAGACGTCTTGCGGCCTCACCAACCGGAGCGAATATTTTTGCACAATGATCTTGTATTTCTTTTCTTTGCCACCAATCTATCCAATTCTTTTCTGTGTAGCCTTGCAACATTTCGGATCCAAGTCGTACCATTCTACGTTCAGGTTCTAAGGATCCAACACGTTCGACCATTTTCTTTGCCGCCGCGGCGTTGTGGTTCATTATGTCCCACTGTCTTTGTTCAGCATCGTTTGGATGTTCTCTCAACCAACGCATTGTGGTTGAACGGCCATTAAGATCTCTGTCCTTGGCGTTTACTTTCATACCACCAAATTCAGAACTATCATTAAGCCATTTGCAACAGAAACCTATACGCATAATACAATTATAGCAGATTTTATGATATTGTCAATTAATCGTTACCAGGTAGTGATGTCATTTGTTTCATTCCACCTGTGTTTACATAACCGGCTTTTTTCCGATTGTGTGCCGGTTCTTCGTCTGATACTAATAAGATATCGTTTTCGTCGATCATTCTTACTTCTAATTCGTTGCCTTCTTTTACCACTTTAAATGCTCTTGACCATCTTCCGTGAGCAACCATTACCCATTGTCCAACTTTTACATCTTCTTGTTGATTTCCAACAGCATATACTTTTGCCCAACGTGGGTGTACGCCTTCGGACGTTCCGTCATCGTCCGGAATAATTAGTCCGCCTGCTGTTTTAGTTTCACCAAAGTGCATATCAGAAACGAGTACTCTCTTTTTTAATGGAGTAATATCGTTTTCGATTCTATACTGTTGTCCACCGTGTGAACCAAAACCTTTATTTTGTAGTTCTTTTATACCCATATTTTTATAGTAGCATTTAAATTAATTTATGTCAATTACAATATGCCCTGAGAATTTAGCCAGGTTATTATATTGTTTTGATCTTTCTTCCTTCCCCATGCATGGTAAAAATAAACTTGCGGCTTGCCTAGTAATTGTGCATTTTTGAAATTAAATTTCTCATCCATTTCTGTAAAAGGAACCTTGCTTTGTAGCACTGCCCAATTTAAAATTTCTGTGTCGGTGTGTGCTAATTTTTTATATACTTTTATCCAATCATACATTTGCTTTGCTGTATTTTTTGTTAAAACAAACACACCTATTTGAAAAATCCTATCTCGTAGTGTCTGTGGTTTGAATATTCCTAACAAAGTTTTTTTGTGTTTTGATCTCAAATCTTTAAGTTTGCTATTTCTATATTTTTCATAATAGCAATATTTGAACGTGTCCTCAGGATAGGATTCAAATATATTAGGTGCGTGTGGCAGTGCTATTACATCACAATCAACATAACATATTTGATCGTACTTTTTCCACCAACTTTTGTCTAACCACAAATCGAAACGTTCAAATGCAGGATGCCTATAACCTAGTTTGCTTTTTTGTACTCTAATGAAATCTATTTTATATTTTTTGCAGTATGCTTCAAATGATCTTTTTGATAAGTCTACAAGTGGTTGTAAACTTAATATGTTATGATACCGAGGTTCTGAATATTTGTAAGGATTAATGAAGTATTGAACAATCGCAGTTCGCATTGTTCATCTTACTCTAATCCGTCAAGTGCCGCGTCGATACCTTTTTTAGTTTCAGTCTTAGGTTTTGCTGTTGCTTTTGGTTTGAATGCATCAGTTGTTTGCCCAACCGCCTTTTTAGGCTGTGGCGTAAACTGTTTAACTGGTTGTGGTTTCGGTGCAGATCTTGGAGCCACAGCAGGTTTAGGTCTAGTAGGAACATCACTTACAACACCTTTAGGTTGTTCATAATATTCTCTCATCACTTCTGCTTTGGTTTGCATCACATCACCAGATCTAGTTAACACATCGCCTCTAGCATTGACATTCATATTACCAACCGCTCTAACGGCTTCGTTAGCGGATCTTAATTTTTCAATGTCAACCATTTTGCCTTGCATGGTTCTGTACATTCTTTTTCTTGGTCTTGCTACCATTATATGCTCCTATTATTATGTATATTACTTATCATCTCAAAAATTCGGTGTAATCTAAATTGTAAAGCATTGGATTAATTTTGTGTACTCCGATTAAAAACAAGCAAAAACTTGACACAGATGATCCTCTGCCAACTCCCCAAACAATGTTATTTGCTCTTAATGTTTCTATGAAGTATATAAGAAATTGCAATACTTTTATAAATCCTTTTTGTTCAAATCGTGAATACTCTTGTTGCACTCTCAATCTTTCTTCATCCGAATGACATTTTTCCAAGAGCCATTGCAACACATTTAATTCATAATATTTTTTGGGCATATGCCAATTATTAATCATCTCATTATCGAAATCTGCGGGTTTGGGTCTTTGTGGTACCTGAGATAATTTTGTTAAATTGATTCCTGTTTGATCAACACTTTTATTAAATTGTTCTGTGTCTTCAAAAAATAATTTGCTTATATCTAGTTGTGGATTTTGATACAATAGTTCAATTGCATTCTGTTCTGTAAAAATGCAATCGCCTGTTTCATTTGTCTTTATCTTTTCCGCCATCTAAAACCTTTGGATTGAATTCAAATATTTTAGCATGGTTGTCGTGCTGTTTGTCAAGTGGAATGTCTTTGTTTTGCCAACTAAAATGTCCTGTGTATATGCCTTTGTCGAGTTCTTTATCATATGTTGCCGTGTCTGCCCGTAACCACCATGGATGGAAATTTTTGTACTTGTCACTAAACCAATCCACAGTATCTAATAATACTAGTTCATCACTGTCTTTGTCAACTGAATATGTTATTCCATCGCCTTGCCAACTAGATAATTCCAAATTGTTTACGGTAATTTTAGAATCTAATACAGCATTTGCTTTGCAAAAACATACTGCCGCCATGATTTGATCATATGGAGGTTTTGGTAATTCAATAAATCTGTTGTTTGTATTTTTTTTCAAAACAGAGAACAGAGGATCATCTCTCCAAACAATAATAGTATTACCAAGAACAAGATCAAATAAATTTTTTAATCTTTCAAAGTATGCTGATTGTTCTTTCAAACTTTGTGAATGAGGAGTGATTGTAATTTTACATTTGTACTCGTTCGAAAATAATTCGCTGTCGACTACAATAATTGATTTGAATTTCGTATCCCAGGTAATTCTTTTTGACATCTACAATACTTACTATTCGATGTTTATTAAATCACCAATATCTGGTTCACCTCTGGCCTTCTTATTATTTTTGTGCCATTCTTCTAAACGTCTTTGTCGAATTGCATTTTGATATGCCAGTAAAGCATTTTGTAATTGTGCTAATAAATTTGGATTCCGACCTCTTCTTGCCACTGCCGCTTTTTTAGTAAGTGATTTTATTCTTGTTGAGATTTGTTCATCTGACAGGCTACTGATATCTTCCTGCAATGGGTTGAAGTCGTGCATATTTCTCCCACCGTGATTGCTCACGTTGTTAACCATTAGGTATACATTTTACCAACTTGGTGCATCAGTACAGTCGTACCACCGTCGACAGTAACAAACTCATAAAGATATCTTCCTGTTGTTGGTGCTGTAATTGTATTACTAGATCCATCTCCGCCTGACACATTGTCAGCAACTTTAACTGCTGTCGGTATTGTCATTGCGTGTGTTGTATTGGTGTACTGAACATCAAATCTGATAACCCCCACTTGATTATTGCCTGGAAAGTTAGCAAAGCCTATGGCGAATCCTGCATTAGTAGTCATCGTTTGATAGTGGCCATTCGCATGGTTCAAAGTTATAGAACCACCTGTTGTGCCGTGAGCGAAAACACTTTGACTAGTGTCTTTCAGTTGTGCTCTGGTGACTATGTTGTCAGCAAAATCTGACGTAGCATTGGTGCTGGCTTTGTTTGTTTGTAAATCTAAAATTTCGTCTCTTGCTTCTGTAAAATTTGTTTTAATTGCCGTGAAGTTATCCCTGAATCCTTGCGATGAATTGTCTTTTCCCGCTATTGGATACGTTCCGTCTATATTACCTGGTACTATCTTACTGCCCATTTAAAATTCCTTTTTTATTGAATACTAGATATTTAGCAACCTTTCTATCCACTGTGATTGAAACGCCGTCTGCGGGTGCTGTGGTAAAAATTATTGTTGTTTGTTGGTTCTCTGTATCGTGAGTCAGTTTTATTTCCATTCCTCTGTCCGCTGAATTCAATTGCGTGTCTGCTGTAAGTTGTGGTAATATTCCAGACATATCTGCTGTATCACTTATTGTGTGTTCAAAAACAGTATTTCCAACTTTTACTTTGATATCTTCTTCGTGTACTATTTCATTAACAACAAATGACGTCGTACTACCATCACCAGTAAAGGTACTTGTAATTTTGCTGTTAGACACTTTGTATTTGTCAATTTGGAAATGTATATTACCAAACTTTAAATTTTTATCTTTGATTCTTTTTAATACCAAGGCACCGGAACCTGGTTTGCAATATGCAATTGGTACTGCTTTGACGTAACCCAAAGGTGCTCTATCACCTACCTGTGTTGTTCTCATCCATAATGGAAGATATGAATATTCTTTGTTACCCAAACTTTTCATTCTGTCTCGCATATTGTTTACTGCGTTTGGATACACACTTGTCACAAAATCTAAATCTGCTGACAATTGATTGGCATATCTTACTTTAGATCCACTTGTAGAAAATGATAATCCACCGTCTGTGGTCACTTCATATACATTGGCATCGGTTGTTGTGTTTACTGTGGATGCTCTAGGACCTAAAACAGGTTTGGCAACATCACTTCTTAAAAGTATTTCTCTTGAAACTGCTTCACCATCTTTATTTTCTAATGGATCTACTATGTCCAGATATACAACTTCATACTGTAATATATTATTCTTTTTGGCAATCGCTGTTTTCAATCCACCAAAGTATAAAGTTTTTGTGCTGTGGTTTTCTTCCATTTGATTTTGTAGTTGCGTCAATGTTTTTGTTTCTAATCCAGCCAGTAAAAGCATTTCTATACTTTGTCTCATACCAAATTCAGGATCTTCCGGTCTGAAGATATATTTTTCATTGTTAATATTTGGATCTTGTGCAACTGTGTAAAAAATGTTTTCATCTATTCTCGATGTAGAAGTACCAGACATATTTGCAAATTCTAAAGTTGTATAAGGAACTTCTAAATTAATTGTAAATTCTTTTGTACTTGCAGTTGATTGATATTGGTCACTTACCGTTACACTGAACGTATAAGCCGTTGTTGAATCTGTAAGGTCACTTGAATTGATTGTACCTATAAAATTTCCTTGTGGTGACAATGTTATTCCTGGAGGCAATGTACCTTCAGATACATTGTAAGTTAGCACTCTGTTTTCTTCAGAAGCCACTGCTTCTAAATTTAGTAAACATGGTTGCCCAACAGTAATTGTTCCAAGTGTTGCATTTGATAGAAAAGTAATTCCTATATCAATATCACCAATAATTTTAATTTTGTATGCTTGATCTGTGAATACATTTATTCCTGTCGACACAACTCTGTTTGCTCGTATTGTAAAATTATATTCTGTTTCGACAGCGGCCTGTTTTGGTAATGTACCAGAAAGTTCACCAGTGTTTAAATTGATGCTAACTCCTGGTGGCAAAGAACCTGATTGAATTGAATATTCTAAATCTGCCTGTTGTGGATCAAAATCTTCAACATCTATTTTTACAACCAATTGGTTATCATGTCTAAATGTGCCAAGATCGGAAGGAGTCTTGAATACTGGTCTCCTGTTTGCACTAAAGTCTACTGAAAGTTTTGTGCCGGAAATCAAACTTTGATCAACAGTGATTTGATTGTTTGATACTCTCCAATAGTCTGCACTGTATACAAATATGCTGTTTACTTGTTCGGCGTAACTTGCACCGTCTGTTACCCTAACTTTAAATTCAAAGTTTTTAGAAATACTTTTTGTTGTGACAGAATAATCGTAAATGTTTCTTGGATTGTTTGGATCGGCTCCGTCTTTTTGTGTTTCACCTGATACAAGATCCGGATCCCAATCAGGAAACATCTCAGCATCAAATCCTCCACGTGGTGCATATTTTTGATCCTGTGTTAATTGAACAACACCTGTAATTTGACCTTTGGAATCCATTGTGACTCCCGGAGGAAGTTCTCCTTGCACTATCTCATATGAAAGTGTTTGTCCTGCGGCTGTATCTGTGTCAGTTGCTAACAATTGAACACTAACAGCGGATCCATCTAATACCCAATATAGTCCAACACGTGTTGAGTCATCTAATTGTAATTGACCCGACGATGTTGTGAATGTTGGTGCATCTGCACCTTTGATATCTAAAGAAAAAGTTCTATCTGTAACTGTAGATCCAGCAGTGGCCCTAATAACGAAAGTATATAACGTTCTTTTTGGAACCTCTGCTGGAACACCCGTCAGTAAGCCTGATGAAGTAAGTGTAAGTCCTGGTGGTAGGCTTCCTGCAATTACGGAGTAAGTGATAGCCGTAGAATCGGCTGTGTTCGCTTCTAATTGTAGCGAATATGTAGCCTGCTCGTCGGCAGACCCTAATTTACCTGCTGTGGTTGTCCACACTGGTGCTGACATTAACTTACTCCTTCACCAGTATTTATTATGATTATGCTTGGTCGTAGAACGGTATAACTCTTAAAGTTCCGCCTATTTTGATCTTGATGTAACCTGTTGGTTGTCCAGGTAATGCATTGGCACCACCCGCTGATCCAACGGTTGTCTGTGTTGCAGTTAAAATATCTATAACACCTGTTCCGTTTGCACCTAATTGTAAATCTGCGTTTGAGGCATTTGTGCTTACAGTGTTATCGTTGATTGTAACACCATCTAACGTTGATGAACCTGCCGCCGACAAGTTACCCTGGAATGCCGCATTGGCTCCAGTGAATATCAATGCCTGTGTACTGCCTGATGCTATCGTTAAATCGTTTGATCCTGCTCTTACAAACTGTCCAAAAGTTCCAGCAGTGCCGTCCTGTAGGAATATAGTACCGGAATCAGCATCTAGATAGAGACTGCCTGATACATCAAGTTCTAAATCACCTGTTCTTCTCATTGTGTCTACATCTAATACAATTTTTCCAGTACCTTGTGTACCTATTGTTAAGTCGGCGTTGGAAGTGTCAGTTGATAAAGTATCTGTTCTTAAAGTTACGAATTCACCCAATGTCGCTTGGAATTCTGCCGCAGTTGCTATGCCACCTAGTACAACGTTCATTCCTGTTGCTGGTGTTAATGTAATTGATCCTGTAGTTGCTGAAAGAACGTTTCCGTCTAATCTTAAATTGTCAACGTTGAATTGTCCAGTCACCGTTCCTGTTCCAGTTACATCTAAATTACTTGCAACTTTGACCGCACCAGTTCCTGCTGGCTCTAAATTGATATCACCATTTGAATCTGTTGTGATAGTACCGTCTGCTGTGATGTTTAAGTCACCTATGCCTAATGTTCCAGGTGCTATGTTTCCAGAGATAGTAACGTTACCTGTTGTAGTCACGTCTGCTGTTGTCAATGTTCCTGATACAGAAGCATTTCCATCAACAGTTAAACCCTCGTTAATGTTGATTATTGAACTGTCATCTGCACTAATACTTGTACCTTTGAATCTTATACCCGATGCTACTATACCACCTGTGCCTGCTGGTGTCAATACTAGATCCGAATTAGAAGCAGTAGTTTTGATTACGTTGTCAGTGATGTTTATGTTCGAGTCTATAGTCACTGCACCTGTCAATGCTGATGTGCCAGTTACTGCTAGGTTTCCTGATACTGTTGCGTTCGTGCCAACTGCTAGTGTTGATGCCATTGTAACTGCACCAGAAACAACAAGTCCTTCGTTGATGTTTACGATTGTAGAATCATCTGAACTTATTGATGTGCCTTTAAATTTTAAAGCACCTGCCTTAACTGAACCGGTTCCAGCACCACTTAAAACTAAATCATCATTACTGTTAGACGCTGTGATCTCATTTTGATTAATTGAAACATTTTCAATATTAACATTTCCAGTTCCGTTACCTTGTATGCTTACAGGACCGTTTGTGACTGTGCTTGTTAATACTGTTCCGTCTATTTGTAATTGATCTGCTTCAAATACACCTGTTACTTTAACTTGGTCGCCTGCCGCATTACCTAGGTTGATATTTCCGTTTGCGATAATGTTTCCTGATGCAGTTAAGTTACCTGTAACATTTGTGTTTGATTGTAATTCTATTGTACCTGTTCCGTTTGCCGCAACAGCCACGTTGCCGTTTGTTACGTTTGTTGTGATACTTTTATTGTTGACATCTAGGTTTCCGCCTAACTGGGGAGTAGTATCCTCAACAATATCGTTGGCTTCGTCTGTGTTGCCGTATAATTCTGTAAAGTTTGCATTGATCTTGTTAAACGCCGTTCTTAACGGATCACCTGTACCGTCGTTTGCACTAGAACCAATGTTAATCGTTTGTTTTGCCATTTGCTATTATTTATTTTAGATTCTATAAACCGAATGTAAATTTTTACACTCTAATTAGGGTTTTGAACATTTTATAGGTTACACTATCACTACTTTGTGGCACTATTAATATTCTTACTTGTCCGTTGCTTATGTCAGCAGTGTAAGTGGCCATTTGTACTGTTTGCGAACCAACACTTGATGAATTTATATAAGCATTTGTGCCATCGTGTGTCACAAGTATTTTTGCAACTTCGTATCTTGTTTCAGTGGCGTTAGTTGCACTTACTAGATATTCGGCACTTCTAAAAGTGGCCGCCGTAAAACTGTCCAATGGTTGAACACCAGAAGAGCCTACGTGTGTTACCTGTCTTGAACTAACAGCCGTGTGTGTATTGAATACAATATTACCTGTACCTTGTGTGATAAGGTTCAAGTCGCTGTTGGTTACCGTGTGTTGTAAAGTGTCTGTGACAATTTCCAAGTTGGCAAAAGTTTTTGCAGAACCGTCAACGTATTCTTTTGTTGCGGCATCTTTTGCTTCTGTTGGTGTTGCTATGTCTGAAATTCTTTCATTCCCAAAACTTATTACACTAGAGTCTGTTGCTGTGATAACGTTGTTGGTAATGTTAAGAGAACCTAATGTTATATTGGATTCTGCGAAATTTATTGCCGAACTATCAGCAGAACTTATTGTTGTGCCGTTGATTGTCAATGCTCCAACAACTATGTTTCCTGTTCCAGATGCATTTAAAACAAGATCATCATTTGTTCTATTGGCAGATATATTATTGTCATTAATTGTTACACCAGGCATCACAATAGCACCTCTTCCGTTTGGTACTAGGTTGATGTTTGCATTGGAAACATTTGAAGATATTTTATTTCCTTCAATCGTGATCTGTGAACTGAATGGCGATGCCTCATACAACTCCGTGAAGTTGGCGTTGATTGATATCATCGCGGTTCTTAGATCATCACCTGTTCCGTCGTTTGCATTAGTTCCTGTGTTGATATTAATACGTGCCATCTTATATGCTTACCTTAACTGTTCCACCATCTCTGTATAATCTTCCTGCCACTCCCGGATCGGAAGTTGGAAGTGCCGCAAAATTTATTTGTGCACCTGTTACGGTCAAATTACCTTGTGTTGTAACATTAGCACCACTCATTGATATTGCCGCCGTGCTACCTGATCGTATTTCTAAGTTTCCTGAGGTGTTAACTAGTATTCCAAAAATTGTACCATCGTCTTTTAAAAATATGTCACCGCCACCAGCATCTAATACTATATCACCCGATGTGTCAACTGTTAGATCACCTGTTCTAGCAACTGTGGCTGATCCCAACTGTATGGCTCCTGTGCCATTTGCCGACAATGTCAAGTCACTGTTTGTTGCGATCGGTGTTATTGCGGCATTATTAATTTGTAATTGATCTATTTCAACAACACCTGTGCCGTTTGGTTGCACTTTTACATCACCGTTTGTTTTTGAGTTTGTTATAAGACCAGTATCTGGATCACCAGTCAATTGATATATTTCTTCAAAATTGGTGTTAATTTTGGTCATAGCGGTACGCAAAGTATCGCCAGTGGCCTTGTTTCCTTCTATTCCTGTGTCTATAATTAATCTGCTCATAATATGACTACACGTATTTATATAACTATTAATATGTTCGTTGAGACGTTAAAAACATTGAAACTGTACGAACGCCAATCCAAGTTAGGCATATACCATACCTTTCACCGAAAAAACACCATATTTGTTTTCAAGTGTGATTCGTGTGGCGTTTCTTTTTTACGGAAAAGAAGTCAAGTAGATCCAGAACGTGCAAGTAACAACTATAAACACGTTTGTTCTTATTGTGATACAAAGAAATTTGCACAAAAAGTAGGTGTGAAAATGAGGAAGATTTACAAACTTGATGCTAGTAGTACAAAACCTATCTAGGTAGTCCTTTTGCTATTTCCGGTCCATCTCATTTGGATCTGTTCTAAAGCACGCCAACCTTTGAAATGGGTGTCTCTCCATTTGATGTCATCAAAATTTCCATCCAACCATAGTTTCAGATCTGCATAGATTCCACATTTAACATTGGGTTGATCAAAGTAGTATTTGAGGTAAGGATTTCCGTTCAAATATTCAATTCGATTAACGAAATAAAAATTGATGCCTGGAAATTTTCTTATGATCTGTCTTAATTGGAACATCCATTCATATTTTAGATATGCTTTCATGTTCATTCTTGAAGGATAGTTTATTGTGTTTTTGTAAATGTTGTTTTGCTTTCTCGCTTGTACGTGAGGATCTTTCCATTGTTCAGAACCCATGATATCAAATCCAAGTATGGCAATATTCTTCACTGGCTTTCTTTCCATGCCTTGTCTGTTAGGGAATCGTCTTTCTAGATCTTCCGCGGCCAATAACAAAGCACTCATTCCAGAACCTCTTGACATAGATAGATCCAATATTTTAACCTTGCCTTGGTTATTGCTACCAATC